ATAGCAGCAGCAGGTATATCATCTGGAGCGACTGTAAGGGTACATAGAGGTTCATTTAATATTGTTGATAGTAAAGTATACTTTACAGATCCACCAAAAGGAAATACAAGATCTAGAAGAGATGATACTAATCTACCATTTGTTAAGGCGGATTACAGTGGTAGAACATTTTTAAGAAGTGATTATACTACTAATATGCTGTTTGATGATATATCAGATGTGTTCACTGGTATAGGTAAGACATACAATCTTACAGTTGGAGGTGCTAATACTGCAGCAGGTATAGGCGTAGGAAATGGTATATTATTCATTAATGGCGTATTTCAAACACCTTTAACACAAAATAATGTAGGTAATAACTATTCATTTATCAGCGATACAACAGCAGGAATATCAACAGTAGAATTTACTGGAATAACTTCTACTAATGGTGATTTCATTCTTTCTGATTCTGATATAAACCAAAATCAAGTTCCGAGAGGGGGAATTATTGTTTCTCTAGGATCTACACCTGGTCTTGGATATGCTCCTTTACATGGTGCAAAAGTAAAAGCACTTAAAAATAGTGCTGGTGGGTTAACAAGCATAGTAGGTATTGGTACTTCTTCTAAATTTAGTCTTGGTATTCAAACAGCGATATATGATAATGCGTCTGGTATCATTACAGTTACTACTAATAGTGTTCATGGGTTTGGATTAGAGAGACCTAATACAGTTAAATTAAAAAATCTTGAATTTAGTTGTGTTGGATATAGTGGAGTTACAACTACAATATTCCAAGACCATGATAGACCATTATTCTTGGTTGGAATTGTTTCAGATAGAACTTTTGAGGTTCAAGCAGGACCAAGCACTATCGCACATACTTATGTTGGTGGTGGTCATGCTTATGAATTCTTTGAAGATTTAACGTTTGGTTCAGGATATCGTGGAGGATCTGTAGCTATTGGTGTTACTGATCAAGCATACGAACATAGATTTGTAAGTTCTGGTATTGGGTCAATTAAAAAGACTAATTTTGCTGGTGATGGATTTACTGCTACTAATGCTAATTACATATCACATACAGGTAACTTAATACTTACAATACCTAACCATACATTTACTACAAGTGATTCAATTGGTATTGATACTGGTGGATTAGTATTCAAATGTTCTAAAGATGATTTCTTCTCAAATCATCCATATCCTCGTGAAGTATCAAAAACAAGAGCAACTCACACTGATGGAGTTGGTGGAAAAGATCCATTTGCAGGTGTAACGACTGGTATTGGTGCAACAACTATTGATACAGTAACATTTTTTGTTGGACAAGGTGGTGGAGGAGGAACTGGTGCAAACGTAACTGCAACTGTCGGAGTTGGTGGAACACTAGCGTTTAATATCGTATCTGCTGGAACTAGTTACGTTAATCCAGAGATAATAATCCCTGAACCAAATTACGATAATTTACCGATAGTAGGAGTATCACGTTTAGGTCAAGGTGCAACTACAGAAACGGGTTCAAACTTATTGATAGATGTTCAAGTAAGTTCAGCAAAAACCACTGTCGGAATAGGTTCAACTACTTTTGAAATATCAAACTTCCAAATAGCAAGACCAGGACACTCATTTAAAATTGGTGATAAATTCAAACCAGTTGGACTTGTAACAGCAGCACATTTATCAAAACCAATCAATGAATTTGAACTTGAAGTATTAGATATATTCAACGATCAATTCTCAGCATGGCAGTTTGGTGAATTGGACTTTATTGATAACATAAGAAATTTACAGAATGGTTCAAGAACAAGATTCCCATTATTCTTTAATGGACAGTTATTAAGTTTTGAAAAAGATGCTTCTAACTCACAATCAGCATTGATAGATTTAGATGCAGTATTACTCATATTTGTTAATGGTGTTTTACAAAAACCTGGTCAATCATATCAATTCCAAGGAGGAACTACATTTATCTTTAATGAAGCACCTTCAGGTGAATCCTCTCCTGGTGCAAATGATCATGATAAAGTTGATATATTCTTCTACAAAGGGCAAGATGGTGTTGATGTTGATGTTGTTGATGTTCAAGAAACTGTTAAGAGGGGTGATGAAATTAAAGTTCTTAGATCTCCTGTTGGTGTTTCTACTGCACAAGAAAATGAAAGAGTTATAAAAGAATTATTGGGTGCTGATTTATTAGAAACAAATATTTACACTGGTCTTGGAGTTGAGGAGGTTATTGAAAGACCAATTAGATGGACAAAACAAAAAGTTGATTTGATTGTCAATGGTGAGATAATTGATAAATCAAGACCCATACTTGAACCACAAGTTTACCCTACTGCAAAAATAATTGGTAATCTATCAATAACTTCTGGATCAAATTCAGGTGATAGTATATTTGTTGATAATGTAGATTCTTTCTTCTATGAAAAAGGAGATCATATTGAAGCTAAAACTCATGTTGAAGATATAACAAGTATGAAATATAATATTACTATTAATGAGGTAGATGCACTTATAACATCAGGAACTATTAATGTCAGTGCTGCTGCAACTGCCATAGTTTCGGCAGCAGGTACGATAACTGAGATTGATATTACAGGTGCTGGTAAAGGATATACATTTGTACCATCTGTTAAAATTACACCACCAATAGGTTCAGGAACTACTACAGGAATAGGATCTACTGCATTTGCTACAGCAACACTTACAAACGGAGAAGTTTCTGGAGTGACTTTAACTGCAGTTGGTCTTGGATACACTAGAAGTAATCCACCTCAAGTTATTATTGAAGAACCTATATTTAAAACTGAAAAAATAACTTCTATTGATAATGTTGAGGGATTTACTGGTATTATTACTGGTATTAAAGAAGTAACTACTAGTGGTCAACTTGGTATAAAATTCTTCTATAAGTGTGAGAGAACTGGTGATGTTGCAGACAATCTTCAAGTTGGATATCCAATAATGATTACTGGAACGACAGTGGGAACTGGTATAACTTCAGTAGACACTCATAATTCATCTATAGTTGGTATTGGTACAACTTTCTTAGATAATATTTACAAAGTTCATTCTCGTGTAGCAAGTGGAAGTGAAAATGGTGAAATAGTATGTAATATACTAAATGGAACAACAACAGGCATACCTGGTATCGGTATGACTGGAAATTATCAATTCTCGTCTCAAGCTTTAGGTGGGATTGGAACTGCTATATCATTGGGTCGATTAAGTTGGGGTAGATTATATAATGCAACAAGATCAAATGAACCAATTTCGATTGGTGTAACAGGATTGACCATCAATTCAGGATTGACCACCTTCCCAACAATTCAAAGAAAGAGTTACTCACAAGCATCACTTAGAGGTCTGAGATCTTCAGGTGCAATCAGAGTGTTTGGACTTTGATTAAATAACCACTATAAATAAAAAGAAAAGTAAAATTTTAAGATGTCGGCAATTGTTACTGACCAATTTAGAATTCTGAACGCAAATAATTTTGTAGAATCAGTAGAGAATACAAATAATTCTTACTATGTTTTTGTAGGATTGTCAAATCCAACAGGAGCAGGAAGTTTAGTGGGTTATGGAAGATCAACAGATTGGAACTCAAATACACCAGCACCAACAGATAGTTTTTCATACAGATCTCATACTGGTGATACCATGATGTTTGGTAAAAAAGTATCATCAGCAAATATAAGAAGAATAATAAGAAGAGTTAATTGGACATCTGGTAATAGATATGAAATTTATAGAGATGATTATAGTGCTTCAAATCCAAGTCCACTAACAGCAGCAAATAGGTTATATGATGCAAACTACTACGTACTTAATTCCGACTTTAAAGTTTACATTTGTATTGATAATGGATCAACAGGAGCTAACCCTCTTGGAAATGTCTCCCAAGATGAACCAACATTTACAGACTTGGAACCATCAAAGGCAGGAAACAGTGGTGACGGATATATTTGGAAGTATCTTTTCACTGTTTCACCTAGTGATATTATTAAATTTGACTCAACTGAATTTATTACGGTACCAAATGGTTGGGGTTCTAGTCAAGATTCTCAAATAAGATCAGTTCGTGAAAATGGAGATTCAAGTGTAAACCAAAATCAAATTAAACACGTCTTTATCGAAAATGCAGGTAGTGGTTATGCAAACGGATTAAGTCAAGAAGTTGATATTATTGGTGATGGTGAAGGTGCTAAAGCTAGGGTTGATGTTGTAAATGGAACTATAACTGATGTAACAGTTAGTGCAGGTGGAAAAGGTTACAGTTATGGTATTGTTGACTTAGGAACTTTAAGTAGTGGTGTGAGTACTTCTACTGGTCGTGCTAAACTAATTCCAATAATTCCACCAGGTTTAGGGCACGGTTCTGATGTTTATACTGAATTAGGAACTGATAGAGTTATAGTTTATGCTCGATTTGACGATTCAACTAAAGATTTTCCAATAGATACAAAGTTTTCACAAGTCGGTGTAGTTAAAAATCCTATTGCAGATGTAACCATCCATCTTTTAATGACCAGTCCTGGTAAAAGCCAACTTAAAATTCTTAAAATTTTGTTTAAAAAGACAAAATTAGATTTTTTAAAATTATCAGTGACTAA